TTCGGAAACGATCACATTAACTATTACAGTTAATTTTTATTTTTATTAATTAAATGTTGTTGAATAGTCTCAAAATTACGATCAAGTTTTGCTTCGATTCTATCAAAATAAGCTTCAAATGATTCTTTTGTCACATAAGTTGTGCTTACTTTAAGAGCCAAATCAGCTATTTCTTGTTGATGTTTACGACCTTCTGACTCTACTTCTTTTCTTAAAGTTATAAAATCAGAAAATATTTTTTCATTTAGTTTATTTAATAATTCGTCTTGATTATCAATAAGCGAAAATACTCTAGTAAATAACCATCCTCCTAAAAATGTGAGAGCCCCAAGAACTATATTGAATAATGTGCCCATGTCGAAATTCATATATATATTTACACTTGTATTTTATTATTTTTAATTAAAATTACGGTAAAGTAGCATAACCATCATTTGGTATTTTATTTAGCTCTACAGCCGCATAATGAGGCGGTAGAAGCTTTCTGTAATGCTCTAAAACATGTTGATAGTACCTGTTTTCTACTTGTCCAGCTAACCTTTTTAGTATAGACTCGCATTCTTGTACAGTCAGATGATTGACTTTTTTGTTTTTTTTAATTTCTGTCACACCATATAATACACTTTAGTATATTATTATAGTTTCATATCATCAAAATCATCATTTGATATATCAGTTTTTCTTGCTCCAATTTTATATGTAGAAATTTCTGTTTCTTGTGGTGCGACCTGAACTTTACTACTATCAAGATAGCTGTCTAGCCATCCAGATATAGGATTATCTTTCTGATTAAATATTTTTTTATAACCCAGACTGCGCAACCTAGCATCACAAAGCCATTTTGCATAACCCCCTAAAACCTCAGCATTTAATCCAAGTAAAGAGCCATCTTTAAACAAGTACTCTGCCCAAGATATTTCATTCTTTGCGGCTTGTTCATAAAATGCATAGATTTTATCTTCGCTTTTCTTAACTATAGAAGTAAATCCTTCTTTATCTTCTTCTCTTAATATCTTGATCAAGTTTTGAGTTGTAGCAAAATGTAAAGCTTCATCTCTTTGAATAAACTTAATAATTTTTGCATTACCTTCCATTTTGCCTCTATATCCAAAATAAAATGAACAAGCAAAACTAGCATAAAATACAAGGCCTTCCATTACATTAACTGAAAGTATGCAGTCGAATATTTTTTGTTTTAAATCTTTTTTATCATCATCGCCAAGTATTTTATTAAAATTATTTCTTATAAGCTCTGCTCGATTGACAATTTCCTTATCTTCCATAATACTATCAAAGAATTTACTAGCGTCTGGATGCACATTATTTAATAAATAAGAATAAGAATAACTATGAATTCCTTCAAATCTTTGCCACGTATTCATACAAATTTCAAGTTCTGGATTGCTTACATAATCCTTAAGAGAATGTATGCTTCTTGAAAGCATACTATCTCCAAGAGTTTGAAACTTAAGATTAGTATCAAATACAAATCTTTCTTGGCCAGCTAATTCTTTATAGTCGCTTCTATCTTTATTGAGAGCTATTTCATGAGGCCACCAAAAGAATTCTTCTTGTTTTTTGAATAATTCGAAAAAGACAGGATATTTGAATTTATCATATCTTTGCAAGTTTAAATCTTCGCCAAAAAATAATGGCTGTTTAGTATGGTCTATATTTTTTAAATTTAAAACACTTTTCATAGGTTATAATTTACACGCTCCAGAGGAGCAATCACGATCTTCTTTTTGATCTAATAATTGTTCCTTATCTCCATCATTACTGTTTAAATAATAAAGGCTAATTAATCCAAGGCTATACGCAAACATAATCTCTTTCATAACTTTCGCATCTGGAAGAACATTGTTTTCATAATGAGAATAATTATAGTATACATTAGTTGATATAGCCATGTCAATATATTTTTGTATAATTGCATTTACTTTTAATAATCCAGAATTATCTTTAAAATCATAAGCAAGTTCGTAATTACCTTCATATTTTCCTATTCCTGGAACTAATACTGGAAGCTTACCCATTTTGCTCATTTTATAAGTAATTAAGCTTCTGATAGGTTCAACTCCATTTGTTGAAGACTGAATAACAGAACTACTCTCACAAGGCATGCAAGCAGATAATGTTGAATGCCTTAGTCCATGTTCTTTAATTTCTTTTCTAAGAGATTCCCAATCAAGAGATAATTTTCTCTTGCAAATTTCATCTACTTTATCTTTATAGGTATCAATTGGTAATATGTCTTTTGCATATTTTGTTCTATCAAATTTTTCACATTTGCCTTTTTCTTTAGATAATTGAAGACTAGATTTTAATAGATAGTATTGAAAATGTTCCATCCACTCATCTAATACTGGAAGAGTCTTGTCAGAATTATATTTTAATTCATGTTTAGCAAAATAAGCTGCAAGATTAGTAACACCTACTCCAAGGCTACGACGTTTTTTAGCAAAATTTTCAGCAGCAATATTAAAATAATCTTGAAGCTCAATGATTTCGTCAAGAAATCTTACGATAAGATCGCAAGTCTTTTCAAGATCTTGCCAGTTTTTAATTTCTAGCATATTAACTGCCGAAAGGATACACATTCCAATTTCGCCTTCTTTATCATGATAATCATTTAACGGAATAGTTGGATGAATAACCTCTGTACAAAGATTGCTCATGGTAACTTTATCAGACCAAGCTCCATGTTCATTAGCATGATCTACATTTAAAATATAAATTCTTCCTGTTTCTACTCTTTCTTTGATTATTAATGAGAAAAGTTTACGAGCAGGTACTTTCTTTTTGATTTTTAATTTTTTGTTTTCGCATTCTTTATATATTTTATCAAAGTTTTTTGTGCCCCAAGCTTCATATAATTCTGGAACTTCTGCATTATTAAATAAAGTTACATCTTCATCTTTTAGTACTCTATCATAGAAAAGCTTGCTCATTCCAACTGTATAATCTAATTTACGAACTCTATTATCATCTGTGCCAGCATTATTCTTTAAAACAACAATATCTTCAATTTCATAGTGCCACCATTGAATATTGCAAGTTGCACTGCCTCCTCTTAAACCATTTTGTTGCCATGCTTTAACGCTGCTCTCATAAATTTTTAAAAATGGAATCAAACCAGTATGCACAACTTCACCATTTTTAATAGGAGATCCAAGCGCTCTTATTTTACTTACATCAATTCCAATTCCACATCTATTTGCAGTAGCCATACTGACAGCAGTAGCACTAGCCGTAATACTCTCTCTTGTATCATCTACTCCAATAAGACAACAACTAGCATAATTTCTACTATTAGTTCTTACTCCTGCCATTACTGGTGTGGGTAGATTGATTTTATGTTTACTAATAGCATCATAGAATTTTCTTACATAATTTAATCTTGTTTCAACTGGATAATTTATAAAAGCATAAGCAGCTATTAGTATATAAGCGAACTGAGGAGTTTCATATATTACGCCAGTAGTTCTATTTTTAATTAAATATTTATCACATAATTGTTTTATACCAGCGTAAGTGAAATTATAATCTCTATCATGATCTATAAATTCGCCTATTTTATTTAGTTCATCTTCGCTGTATTTGTCAAGAAGAACTGAATCATAAGTTTTATTTTTTATACCATTTTGTATAAATTCTATTAATCTTGGAGCGTGTTTACCTTTCCAGACTTCTTTTCTTAATTGATAATTCAAGAGTCTGCTTGCTACATATTGGTAATTTGGACTAGATATTGATATAAGATTTGCAGCACTTTCTATTAGTAGTTTATGAATTTCTTTCGTGCTAATTCCTTCGTGCATATTAATTTTAGCATTAATTTCTATATCAGTTAAACTTACTCCACTATAACCATCTATAGCCCATTTTATGACTCTATTTATTTTTTCTATATCAAATTTTTCAGATACATTGTTTCTTTTTTTAACTAAAATTTCTTTACTCATAATTCGGGCTAGACTCTATATTACAGCGTTCTTTAAGATAAAAAAAGGAAAAAATGCTCTGTTGTTAACAAAAAATCTGTTTTTACTTTTTTAAGTGTATTTTGTGATTAACCTTATAAAGAATGTGTAATAATTGATATGCCAAGAACTCTACAGGTAGAAAGCATTAATAGTTCGTCCACAGGTTTAGATTTACAAACTTCAAATACTAGTAAATTATTTATTAGAAATAGTGATGGATTTGTTGGAATCGGTATTGCTAATCCAACTTCTAAATTTCATGTGTATGGTTCAGGCGCAGATATTAGGCTAACAGATACAGGAGTCACTAATGCTGAATGGAGAATATTAGCTCAGACAGGAAATACAACAAAATTATTTAGAATTTATGATGCAACTCAAAATCTTGATAGATTAACAATAGACTCTAGTGGAAGAGTAGGCGTTGGTGGATTGACTTCTATGAAAGGAGCTTTGCACGTTTCAAACACTCTAATTGGATCTGACACTGGACGTCAAGTGGTATTTCCATTGAACTTAACAATAGGAAACGGTGGAGGTGATTATGCTTGCATTAGTTATAATGGAGATTTAAGAACTGCTAGTACTAACACAACAGGAGTAAGATATTTAGAGAACGATTCAGTTTCTCAATTATCTTTTTCTTCTAATGGAGGTTTTATATTTAGAGGCGCTGCACCTGGAACAGCAGGTAATACTGTTACTTTAACAGAAATTTGCAGAATGACCAGAGGAGCAGGAACAACTGGTTCTGTTAGTATTGGCACTACAGACGAAAGCACAAAATTAAATATTGGAAGTGCTGGATTTGCTATTAGTACAACTACTCCTGGAGCATCAGCTTATGGTGGTATTCATTTTTCAGGTATAACTACAGCTGATAATGCAAACGGTATAAGTTGGAATGGAAATAGTGGTGGCACACAAGCTGGAATTTATGTTAGAGGTAGCGGGGCTTATGGGACTCAAATGTTTTTAGCTACAACAGATAATTATACCACAGGCGCACAAACAAGAATGACCATTTCACATAGTGGCAAAGTAGGCATTGGAACTGTTGCTCCTGAAGATCAACTTCATGTAGGTGGTACTGGTAGAATTAATCTTTTGTTAGGCAGTAGTGTTGCTACAGATAGTATTGCTGGTATTTATTGGCATACTGCTGGTACTACTAATTATGCAATACATAGAACAAGTGGACCATGGATACCTAACGTATATCAACAATTAAGAATAAGCTTTGATACAGGTATAATTTTAGATACTAGAGACGAATATGACAGAAGCTTTGTGCAAGTAGATGGAACAGGTTTAAGAGTATCAACAGGAAATATTGGGATTGGCACTACTACAAAGACTTTAAATTATAAATTAGATATTTATGGTAGTGCTTGGAACAATTGTCAAAGAATATATTCTAGCGGAACCTCTTCTGGCATAGATTTTTGGGATTCAGCTCACCTCCCCGTTGCCAGAAAAGGAGCAGTGTATTCTGATGCTTCCGGCTTTGGTCTTCTTAATCATGCCAGCTCGTGGGGATTAAGAATTAATTATGGAACATCAAATGTTGTTATTCCTAATGGATCTTTAACTGTAGCCAGAGATATTCTTACAAATGCTAATTATGGATATGGTTTAGTTGGATTATATGATAGTGTAAGATTTCAATCTGTTTTCGCTATGGGTTCAGCATATACAATGACAGCAGATGGGACTAGTCTGAGTGCTGGAACGGGTAATAATAATTTCTATGGTATAGCTTGGAGTCATCCAAATGTCGGAGGTCAAGGAGCTAATCTTTCTACTCATGGTCAATTAATTGTTGTGAATGGAATTACTCAGACAGCTTTGTCTTCCAGTATATGGTGTATTGGAAATATAACAGCTTATTCTGATGAGAGAGTAAAAACAAATTGGCGTAATTTTGATAATAATTTTGTAGAAAAATTAGCTAAAGTAAAAAGTGGCATCTACGATAGAACAGATATTAATGAAAAAGATAATGGAATTAAAACTCAAGTTGGAGTATCTGCTCAAAGCTTAAGACAAGTAATGCCTAATGCAGTAACATCTAATAAAGATGGAGAATTGTCTGTTTCTTATGGAAATGCTGCTTTAGCATCTTGTGTAGAACTAGCAAAAGAAATTTCGAAATTAAAAGAAGAAATAGCTAAAATAAAAGAAAATAAATAATTTATGCCTCTTCCGTCTTCTCCAAACTCAATTAGTTTAGGGCAAGTAAATTTAGAGCTTATTAGATCTGCAACAGCTTCTATTAACATGAATGATGCTGATTTAAGAATTTTATTTGGTAGAGTTGGTTCTGGAACAAGTATATCTATGAGCCATGGTCATGGTAAAGCTTGGGGACTTTTTACTAGGTTTTTGTTAGTTGGAGGTGGAGGAGGTGGAGGAAATGGTTATGCTGAAACAAATTGTGGTGGTTGCGGATGTTTTAATAGGTGGGGTGGAGGAGGTGGAGGGGGTGGAGGAGTTATACATAGTGCTAGTAGTTTCATACTTTATAATACAACATATAATATTAGTGTTGGCTCAGGAGGTGGTCAATCATCAAATGGTGGTAATACATCTGCTTTTGGTTTTACAGCTGTAGGTGGAGGAGGTGGTGGAGGAGGTAGTAATGGATGGGGCGCAGGATATAATGGAGGGTCTGGAGGAGGTGGAGGAGGTGGACAATCACATGGCTCTAGCAGTAGTGGTGTAGGAGGAACTGCAACCAGCGGACAAGGAAATAATGGTGGAAATGGTAGCTCTGGATCGAAACAAGGTGGTGGAGGTGGAGGCTGGGGTGGAGCAGGTAGCGGTAATTCAGCAGGGGCTGGTGCATATAATGATATAAATGGATCATCGGTACTATATTCTGTAGGTGGAAGTGGAGGAGGAGATAATTTTAACGGTACTGATGGAAATGGATCATATGGATCTGGAGGAAAAGGGGGTGGCTATGGAAATCCTGGTTGTGGTAGCACAGGTAATGGTGGCGGTAGTGGACAAAATGGTGTTGCGAGGATTAGATTATCATCGTCTATTAGCGTAACTACAACAGGATCAGTTTCATCTGCTATAGTTGGTTCAGATAGAGTTTATACATTTACAGCTGGTGCTGGAACTTTCAGAATAAATGCTTAATTTAATCAAACCTTACTATTTCTCAATATACCAGCTATATAAGTGTCTACTTGATGATTCGAAGCGATATCAATTGTAGATTTGATATTATCTTTATTTTTATCTATTGGATTTTCTACATAGTCGGTAGCACTTTCAATCCATTTATCCGAACTTTCATTTACTACAATCATTCTTGTAATATCATCTATGATAGATTTTTGTTGTTTATTCAGTCTCTTAATATTAAACTTTTGTTTAACTAAATCTGTTACATGCTCTTGTAATTTAGAAGCTAATGCAAAATTTTCACTTACTTTTTTAGCGCTAAACTCTGCTTTAGATTGCTGGCCTGTACCAATTGGACTAACATTTTTTGTGGCTTGTGGTGAGCTAGTTCCTGCTGGTCTACCAGCTTGAGGCTGACTACCACCAATTAATGGAGTATAATAACCTTGATCGCGAAGTTCTTTATATTTTATCTGACTTTCAAGAGAAGCTTCTGGATCTGGTAATCTACCAGTTTCAATAGCTGTAAGACCTTCTTCTGGAGTTAATACTCCAAGTTCAACAAGTCTATTATAAATTCTAGCATATTGAATATCATCTTTAAGATCAATATCTTCAAAATATGGAGTAGGATAATTTTTAAATCCTAAACTTTTACTAATCCTAATTATTTCTGGGAAAAGAAATTCATTAATAAATGCTTCTCTAGCTTGTTTTAGCCTTTCAATAAATACTTGTACTTTAATACTTTGATTAGCAAATTTTTCATCTCCAATAAGAATATTATTTAAACCAATTTGAATATCTCTATCAATAACTTGGTATTTCTTTGGATCAAGAAGATCAGCAATAGCAGGAATAACAAACTCTGCTTTTGTTGTATAGTCTGCTATAAGCACTCTCCCAATGCTTTCATTTTGGAAAAGAGTTTGCATAGCTTCTAGATTCTTTTGATTAACACCGCCTTTTTCTGGATCTGTTCCCATGGTAACAAGAAGAATTGCTTGTTGAGTTGTTCTTGTGACTGCCATATCCATTTTACGCATCTCAGCTTTAGCATTAATATCTTCAAGCACAGGATATCCCATTGGCACAGCAAATGGCTCGTAGTCTTGCTTTTTATAAAATACAGCAACAAGCCTATGAGTATCTAATGGCATAAGTGCGCTATTAGTTTTCTTCTGAATATTATCTTTTACTTCTTGAGGAAGAGAATCATAGACTTCTTTATCTTCGTCTGTTCTTGGATGACGAAGTCTTTCTAATTCATAATCACTTAATACTTTATAAAATCTATTTGTAACAAAACTTATATTACCGCCAATTTGAATATCAGCAGGGTTAATAATTATATACCTAGCAGGAAGAATAACAGAAGCGGCTTTGCTAACTCCAAATGTTTGAGTAATTTTAATTAAATCATCTTCTTTAATGTTAGTATCAAAGCGATATATAAATACATTTCCAGAACGATAGTATTCGCGAAAGAATTTATCTTGAAAACTCCATAAATTAATTTTGTCAAATAAAGCTTCAAAGAAGTTTCGGCTCTTTTGGCTACCACCTTTAAAATAAATCTTACTGCTACTAAATTCGGTCATTAAATCAATTGTGTTTCTAAATATAGCAAAATTATAATAGCATTTTTGACATAAGATAACAGCATCTCTTATATCCATATTAGAAGCACTATAAATATTATTAGCTGTTCTGTTAAAAGGTATTAACCCATTAGAAATATTAGAGTATTTATCTGCTCTCTCTATAGTTCCAGCTCTATTTCTTCTAGTCTTATCGCTGGCTTTAATTTCTTTAAATCCAGACCCAGCCATAAGAGGCTCTGTACTAGTAGTAAAATTGGTTAATTTTGGGTTATTTTCGTCTTTTTTAGCCATTTTTGTTTGTTTTTAAAAATTACACCTATTTATAACATTATAGGTCTAAATGTTTCAGTTTCAATTTTATCTTGTACTTTAGCCATATCAAAGTAAATTTTACTTGCCCAATTTCCCAACATAAGAGCTGTATATCTGTCTTTTCTAGCTCTGTGTGCGCTAGTGTTTCGCTTAAGGTGTTGAGGCAAATCAAATGATTGAATTCCACGGCTTGTACTTCTTACTTCTATAAGATTGCATTCCTTTTTAGTACCATATATCATATCGTCTTGATTTTCCACAAAATCTATAAGATTATCAAAACCAGTTGTTTCAATATTTAGATTCGAACCCGTGACTCTTCCAAAAGCTTCTCCATTAGCACATATACGGCTAGCAAACCATATCTTTTTATGATCTATAGATGCTTGTAAATATTCATTAGATCTACGAATAAAATCAGTAGTAAACATTTGTTTAAAACAGATCCTTCGCGTTTCTTTATTATATTGTCTTTTTGCATCTTTAATCATTCTGTCATATTCAACGCCTTCTGTATCAGAATTAACTTCAAAAAATTTTAATTCTATTCCAGATTTACGGAATAATTCATTTTCATTCGCAGAATCAATAAATTGATAACCTGCATTATCAATTATAACCATATCTACATTAAAATTACTCATAAGATAATGAAAGTATATAATGTGATCTTTTAAATCTCCACCAGCTACAGCATAAGAATGCACTAATATTCCATCTTTATTTTCTTCATCTAATTCAATAATACTCATAGCAAAATAATCTGAGCTTGGACTATTGCTAAAACTAGGATCAATAGCTAATATATATTTTTTATCTTTATCACCATATATTTTTGAAGTTGGTGAATCACCATCTGGTATAGTACATTCATGCATCTTTTTGGCTGAAAAATAACTATCGCTGCCGTCTGTGAATTGAGCACAGTATTCTCTTAAGAATCCGCTATGACTTAATCCACCAGCTTGAGCTTCTTCTATAATTGTTTTATCCACCATTTCCTCTGGTAAAGCTTCGTATCCCATTTGACTAACAAAGTATGTTGCATCTTTAACAGCATCTTCGGAGTATATATTACCGACCCACTCTTTATAAGTTTTATAAAGATTTTCAAAAGTATAACTAGCAGAAGATAATGCAATCATTTTTGATTTATTTGGAAACACTATTCTATCTTCTTCTTTCATTAGCCCTTCTTGAATTAGCTTATCTTCCATTTCTCTAATTTGAATACGCTCTTTCATATCTTGAGGCGCTACAAGGAATGGCATTAATACATTTTTAATTATGTCTTCTGGTATGAGAAGAAACTCATCAAGCACAAGCACATTAGCGCGAAAACCTCGAACTTTTTCACCATTAAGAGGAATTGCCACAATATTTCCACCATTAATTTCCCATTCAAATAAATCATTTCTTTTGCTTTTGACTCCGAATGCTTGTTGTAATAATTGAGCCTCCTTACTATTAACAATCTTTTCTAAATTTGTAAAAATATTTCTAGCAGTTCTAAATGTTGGTCCTGCAATTAATATTTTAGAATTAGGTTCAAATATACATTGTAAAAAACAATATACGCTTGCAATAAATGATTTAGAACAACCTCGTCCCCATACGCACATATTAAAATTACGATTAAAGAAAGCTTTTAAATTAACTTCTTGATATGGAGCTAGTTTGATTCCACTAATTAACTCTGTGGTTAATCCTAGATTTGCTCTTAAAAATTTAGCTAAACTTATTTTAGCTTCTTTATCTAGCATTGGACCTTGAATTTCTAATAGTTGTTTATTAATATCAACTAAATCTTTTTTAAGATATTTTTCTGGACAATACCACATACTAAATTATACCTAAATCAATTAATAATTGCAAATCATATTTTTTATGAAAGCAATTGCCAGTCAATATTTTAATAAGCAATTCAGAAGCCTTTCTTCTGCCATCAGCAAATGCAAATTGTATATTATCATATCTTTGATTTAATTCTCTTACTCTATGAAATATAAACTCTGGAGTAGCTTTAATCTTTTTGGATATATGAGGTAAATAATTAAATGAGAGAGAATCTGCTAAAGACTCTTCAATTAGTATTACAAGGTAGTAATTAGCATTTTTAGCTCGTTCTATCTCATTATTAAATCTATCGTAACCTGCACTCATAGTGCCGATGAAATCAGATAAATTCTTTCTTTCTACAGCCGTAAAGCAACACTTTTCAATATCATTTAATGTATAGTCTCCAAAATCTAATTTAGCTACTTGTTGCTGATATCTAAATCTCAAAGGATTTTGCTCTCTAGTATCAATCATTATTTGATATTTATCAGATTCTTCAAATTTTAATTCTTCATTATTATATTTTTGAAATTTATTTTTCAAATCAATATCTTCACATATTTTATAATAATTTAATTTATATTTATTAAAAGTAACAATTGAAGGCATAATTAAAGATCTTAATTCTACTTGAGTCGGAGAATAAATAAGATTCTTTCTTTCTTTTCTTTTAAGTAATAAACCTTTTAGAAACTCTTCTAATTTTTCTGGTTCTAAATTTTTTACATAAGCTTTTAGATTATTTTTATTATTAAAATCATCTGTGAAATATTGATCTTTATTTTTAAAATTAATCATCTCTCCAGACAGAAAGTCATATCTTGGATAATACTTTTGATAATATTCTGCAGTAGTTATTTTATGAGCTTTTAAATGCAGATGAAGAAATTTATCTGCTGCAAAAATTTCATTACAAATTTTACATTCAATTTGCATTTCATCCGTTCAAGACTTCATCCTTAGATATACCCATAATTCTAGCTTTAATTTCATCTATGGTGCTTAGTCTTTCCACTTCTTTAGCAAGTAATTCTTTACGCATCTCTGCTAATCGGATCATTTCTTTTCTACTTTCTTCTTCTTTCCAAATTTCAACAAGATTTAATATTGATGCATTTTCTTTTACTTGCTTACTTAATCTTTCGCTTCGTTTTACTTTAAGATCACTTAAAAGTTTCTGTTGTCTAGTAACAGATTGATTATATTCATTTCGAGCAGTACTAATAGCTTCTACAAGAGACATTGAAATTTTATCTCCAGACTCTACAGTTTGATCAAGCTGTAATTGAAGAGCTTGGATTGTTTCTTGTATATTAGATGATATAACCACCTCCGTAGCAAGAACAATATACTGATCTACTTCCTCTTGAGTAAGATCATTTTTATCAAAAGTATATCTTATAAAGCTACTTTCAAATAGTTCTCTTTCACTCTCATCTTGATATGTATTAATTTGATGCAAAAAGCGATATGTATGAAGATATCCGATTAAAGATTGTATATCTCTTTTTTGTTTTCCAGTTAATTTAGATTCATCAATACCTTCATGAACATATCTATTAATTCTCGCTAAACATCTATTTTGAGTTGTTGGAGGCTTATAGTCTCCTTCTGGGATTTCATTAGGATTAGAATATACTATTTTAGAATCTAAAGTTTTAATATATTCGCCTACGGTCCTTGTTTCTTGATTTAGATTTGTAAGATCATTATTCTTAAATATTATTCTTGCCATTTCTACAGCAGTCATTGTAGGACAATTATTGCTTATATATTCTTTTTGTTCTTCTGTTAAATCTATTAATCCCTTGGGTTCATATTCGTGGCTTTTCTTTGGAACAATTTGTCTTGAAGCAAGATAATTTTTAATTAATTTGCCTTGCTGACTTCTGCCATCAAATCCTTCGCCAAATATTAATTTAGTTAATTCTGCAAGAGAAGGAGGATCAGAAGGTCTAGAGTTCCATTCATCAAGAATTTTCTTTTTATGCTCGTCTGTTAAGATTATATCGTTCATCGAATATCTATCTCATCGCCATAAATATATTTTTTAACTTTAATCATTATAGCTTTTTTAATGTTTTGTACTTGTTTGTATCCAGGAGCCCTATTCTTTTCATTTGTTTTATAACCCATGCTAGCAGCAACTTGATCTTCATCTCTATGTTCAATATATAATAGTTTGTAGACTTTCCATTCGGTTGGTTTTAAGACTTGTTGCATTTTTTGATGTATATTTTTTGCGCTTTCTTCTATATTGATTTTACCATCTTGCATTTCATAAACTTCTTTTATATGATTTTCTAATGCAAGAGGTAGCTTTGTGTCATGAGCATTTTTTTTATTTTTTTCCCAAGAGGCATAAAGTGGACAAGAGTTACACTGTTTACCATAAATATTACAATGTTCTTCATCTTCAGCTGCTGCACATTTTAAGCATGGACGAGAATAATTTCCATAATTATTACGAATAAGATTTTTAATCTGATTACTAACAATTCTATTGATCCAAGGAGCAAGTGGCTGTTCTGGATTATACATATTCCATTTTTTGTGAATATGGATTCTAAGTATTTGAGCTACATCATCAAAATCCATCCAAGCAAGCGAAGTTAAATTCCACTTATGCTTTCGCTTGTAGATTTCAGTATTTATTTCGTTAAATTTATTTTCAAATGTTGGTTTTTTCACGCATCTTCTGGTTCTTCATCGTAACCATCATCAGAAGCTTGGTAATTTTGATTACCTTTGCGCAAAGTACCTGCTTCTTTTTGAAATTGTTTTAAAAATTCTTCTTTTGAAATATTTTCTTCTACAAATCTGCGATCAATATTTGTTTTTTCACCTTTGGCTAAATCTTTTAATTTTTCGCCTTTTGGTTTTTGTATTTCTATATCCCAATTTAGATTATTTAATCTTGGCTTAGACTCTTGAATAATTTCTATTTGTGGTTGTGCAGCGATTTGGACTTTACCAGAAGCTAAATTTGCTCCACATTTTTGACAAAAATTAGGTTTAATATCGCTGTATTGTATAGCGTTTCCACAATTACTACAATATACTTTTGGCATATATAAAATTATATATTTTAAATATACTTTTTTCTAATTTTAATCTTTATTTACGTGTATTGGTTTTAGCAGATAATTCTTCAAATTTTTCAATAATATAAGCCAGTACATTATTTCTCATAATATCATCTGCCCCAAATTTAAATGTATGAATACCTTTGTCTTTGCTTTTTTTATCTTCAAATAAATTATATACATTTTCAAAACCACTATTTTTAATGTCTGACTGTCTAATATCGCCAATTAATATAAGTTTACTAAATCTACCCATTCTAGTAGTAATAAGAAGAAGATCATGTATACTCAAATTTTGAGCTTCATCACATATAATATAACTAGCATTAATACTCAATCCACGAAGAAACCCTACTGGTAATCCTTTTACTCTTTCCTCTTTTAATAATCTTTCTACTTGAGATTTAGGTAATAATTCATGCAATTTATCCATTAATGGCTGTAAATAAGGATCTAACTTACTATGTAAATCGCCTTTTAAAAATCCAAGATTATGGGTAGAACTTTCTACAGGATTACGAATATAGAATATCTCGCCTATTTTTTTTTCATTAAGAGCTTTTAGAGCAGAATATACAGATAATAAACTTTTAGCTGTTCCTGCTGGGCCTTTACAGAATACAATTTTCGTCTCTTTATTTTGTATTAATTCTATGAATTTTTTTTGATTGTCTGTCCATTGCAGTTCACGAATATCTAAAAAGCCTTCAATTTTGTCTCTTTGAGGAACTACTGGTGATTTATCTTGTGACTTTTGCTTGTGTTTTTTAGACATTAAATCTTACGTTTATAATTACACTGGATATCAAATAATGTGTAAATAATTTGAAGATGGCATTTTTAAACGCAAATATACCGCCAATAGAATGTTTCGTTAGAGGAAACTATCTAAGAAATCAAAAAGACTCACATGATAAATATTTTTCTTGTTTAGTTTTTGGAGTTACAAGTTTGCCAAGTCAGGCTCCACTTTTTAATTTTTTAATGGAAGATGGTGGCATTTGGTGGCATGCACCAATTAGTGCATTTTGCACACAAGAAGAAATACCAGAGCAAGATTTGCATGAGCTACAGCTATGGGACAGCTTCAGTTATCATATCTCTGTAACAAAATTCTCGCTGCTTCAAAATAAAAAAATTAAATTTTTAGCGAGGACGGGTAAAGAATATTTAGGAATTTATTTATTTACTCTTGATTGGGCGCATAGTGATTTTAACGAGCTTAATTTTGGATTTAGTGAAAATCCTGGGCAACATAAATGCGGACATGTTATACAACTAGATAATGGTAATTTCGCAATTCAGCCTAACAATAGAATAAAAGTATACGATCCAAATTATGTAACTAAACAAGGTCATAATCTAATTGAACGTAAAGTTAATAGTCAGATTTATACTGTAGAAAATTGCCCAAAATGGGCAACAGAAGACAATGATAACTATGAGTATAAAATAGAGGAGGTAAAATAATGAATAAACAAATCAAAGTAACAAATAAGAATATTAAAGAAGGCGAATTAGCTAATCCAGAAAATTGTGCAATAGCTCGTTCTCTTAAAGACAATATTCGTAATCTAAAAACTGTTTCTGTTTTAGCAGATCACATTAAGATTAGTCTTAAGAATGGCAAATCTTATCATGCTGAAATCTCAAAAGAAGGAACAAATTTTATCAAAAGATTTGATAGAGGACAAGCAGTAGGTAAGCTAGAACTAGATTTAAAATTTGTTTAAATTTAATCTTTAAACATCTCTGGATGTTTCTTACCTTTACGTTTTTTGCTCCAGTCATCCCAATATTTCTTTTTGACTGGGTCTTTTCCGTACATCTTTTTCCTAGCTTCTGATAATTCTTTACTTTGATCAAATAGATCGCCTAAACAACCTTTTTTATTTTTAGTTTTTTCTGTAAAAGTTCTTGAATCTGTACTAGCATCCATTTTTGTATCTACCCCCATTTGAGGTATAGTAAAAATTCTATTCCATTTTATACCATTAGAATCTACATATTCATGTTTATCGTGAATGCTTTGTATGAGACTTTTAATCTCTTCTGTAGACGGATGTTGGTATAAATACTCAGGCATAATTAAGTATATTATCTACCATTTTTTCAAATGTAAATTTTTTCTGAAGATCTAAACCATTTTGATTTACTCTATTTAATTTAACTTTATTTATAGCTACGTCACAAGCTTTTAAGAAATCATTGTGATCAAAATCAAAAATGTTCCCTTGATTAAATTGAGATCCCTTCTTAAAGAACATACCATCATAAGCTTCTACTTTACTATGAGGATTCACAAGAGTTGCATTTTGCTCATTTGCCCATCCTTTATAAGCGTGAGCATTTAGAATAACTCCATGTTTTCCTAAGCATAAACTATTAAACTCTGGCAAACCCCAGCCCTCTCCACCGCTCATTCCAACTATAATGTCTCCACTATTTAAATAGTCATTATAAATACTATTGTTTGGCATAAACCCTAAGAAATTGATATTAAAATATTTTTTATTCCCTAATAATGCTGCCAAGAGCTTTTGCTGATCTTCCATTTTAATAAAATGATTAAATACTGAGCAATTCAAATAATAATCTTTGTTATTACCATATTTTTCTGCCCAAGACTTAATAATTTTAGCATGATGCTTTCTTCTTTCTAATTTTCCTACAACATTAAAAGTTATTCTGTCATTTAGAATATTGTTATTGTTTTTTACAAAAAAACTATACTTATCAAAAGCTAAAGGGATATAATCTACGTTAGTTAGTCCAGCTTCTTTAAATACATTTTGTGTATACTCTGAGGATACAAGGATTTTATAATTATTCTTCATAATGTTAAGCTCTTGTGCCGTGGGAGAATCTAATTCATAAAAAGTCAAAAGAATTTGTTTATCACTATAACTTTCCAAAGATCCATTCAGATGCCATAATTTAAATATTGGATTAGATCTTTTATGGTCTTTTAAAGATCTGTTAGAACAATCTTGCATCCATTTAGAGAAATCAGTATCCGCGTTGTACACGCTTAAATCAGCTTGATCACCAATAAGAAACAGGCAAGGTTCCAGCTTTCTTCTATAGAATTCTCTAAGAATACCAACTGAAACCTGCCCGAAACTTACAGCATTGACAGGTAAATGTAATGCTAAGTTTTTACTCACAGAATATCTTCATCTTCAGATTCTGATACAGTAACTGGCGCTTTCTTTTGTACAGGCTTTACTTGATTATTTACAGGAGCTTTCGTTGAAGCTTCGGAAGAAGTATTTTTTGGCTCAGATAGATATACTCTAAAATCTGGAGCCTTATCATTGTCCTTCTTACTCTTATTAGAGAAGACTATAACTTTAACTTCTTTTTGAGTACCAAGCTCATCGACTTTAATATATCCACTTAGATATGTTTGGGTCGCGCTCTTTCTCTTCCAAAGAGCACCTAGTTCTAGCTTTGACCAATCAGTTTTATTATTTTCGCTCATTTTGTTCTCCTTATTGTTATATTTTATCAAACAAATCCTTACTTGTCAATTTATTTTTTAAAATTTGGACTCCTTTATTATGGAGGTTTATTGCATTTTGCGTACTCATTTTCATTTTTTTGCCAATTTTAGTCCAAGTTTGACTTGAAGTGTTTTGAAAATATCTCATATTAAATATTTTAGATATTCTTTCATCTTTTAACTGATCTAATAAAGTTATAATATATTCCTTTAGCTCAACTAATTTACTAGTTTTATCTTCCGTATTGTTTTTATCTATTAAAAATTGAAGCTTTTTTTGCTCTAAATAAATAATATCTTCTTTTTTATTTATAGCGTTTAAGCATTGATATCTAATTTGATTTCCTAACCATGTTGAAAATTTAACTTTCTTATTAGATTTATATGATATTACTGTCTTGTATATAATATAATCTTTTTGCTGATAAACTTCATTTAAATCTATATTCTTTACGTTAAAGGAAGGCGTATATTTTTTATATATCTTGTAACATAAAGGACTATGTCTATTGATTAATATTTTTAAACTTTCTTCGCAATTTTTATTTTGTACTCTTCGAATAAGTTGTTGATCAGTTTTACTTTCTAAATTTTTCATAATATTTTATAAATCCTTTCACTATTTCATTGAGATGATAATCATTTAAAGCTGTATGATAAGCCCCGACTGTATTCCATTTTATAGAGTAATCAGCCTTAGTTTTTAATTTTTCATTGTTAATAGATTCTTCTTCATTAGCAGGAGGAATTTCATCGCTTCCAAACATCCGAGTAATATGAACTAAAAGTCCGTTATTCTGCTCTTTTAACCAAAAGAATTCATCTTTTGGATAAATATCATATCTTACATCTGTAATAACTGGAATCTTATCACTTCTTAATATTTCATTTATCTTTTTTTGAGCCAGACAAGTCCAATAAGTTCCTTCTGTTTGTTGTCGTTTAATCTTGCCATATTCCACCATTAATCCACGAATTAAACTTTTATCTTTGGTTTCATCCGTAAATACAGATATGCCAATTTTTGATTTTACAAAATCATCTAAATGTTTTTTTAATTCATGAGCTAAAGCCACCTGCTCTACTTCTGGAATATATTTTTTTAATATAGAAAAAAATGTATCTTTTCCTGATCTTGCACATCCAGAAACGCCAATAATTTTATTAAGCATTATCGAATTATACAATACATTTATTATGTAGTCAAGCTAATCTATTTTATTTTGGTTTTCGCTATGCATGGTTGCAATAAACATTAAATTTCTAATATCTTTTTCAGTTATATTTTTTGAATCGCAATAATCTCTTTTATCTTTTATTTTATCGCAGAAATCATTAATAACTTTTGCAATCATATTGCATGTAAAACCTCCTATATTTATATTTTGCTCAAAAGAATTTAAAGGTTTTTTTAATATATATATTCTTTTTTTTCTTTCGATATATCCTTTTATAATATCATTTTTTTCTAAATCTTCTAGCGCCAATATAAAAGTAATTTTATTCTCTTCTGGGTTTTCGGATAACTGCATCAAATCAATATAATCGGTTTCCATGCAGAATGAATCTTTTTTTGTAAAATGTTCTAGCAGCTTATTTGCAGCCTCAATAATTGTCATATATTTATTATATAAAAATCCTTGCATTTTTTCAAAAATTATGGGATAATATATTTATGACGATAACATTTATTATGGCTATGTTTGTATTCATTGGGCTGTCAGCAAAATCTAAATGAAAAGAATATCTTTTGAAGATATGGCTATGCAGATAGCTATAGTTGCATCAAAAAGATCAGAAGATCCACATAAAAAAGTTGGCGCTTGCGTTTTAGATAAAAACGGAAGAGTCTTGGGCGTAGGATATAATGGCTTAAGAGCCGGTCAAACAGAGAACGAAACATTTTGGAATGATAGAGATAGCAGAAGAAATTATATAATTCATGCAGAAGTAAATGCTTTATCAAATGTTGATGTAAAGAAAGCTAATATATTAGCTGTTACTCTCTTGCCATGTTCTAGTTGCGCAAATATCATAGCCTCTACAAACATATCAAAAGTTATTTATGGGGAAGAATATGAAAAAGATGAGAACTCTAAAAAAATATTTAAATTTCATAATATAGATTTACAAAAATATGAATCCGATAATTAAATTTAAATCACTTCATAATAAAGGCAAAAAACCTACAAACGAATTTAATAATGCTATCTATAGCATTTCAAGCGGCGAAAGATGCTGTATTTCTCCAGGAGAAAGAAGATTAATTAAAACGTTTATAGAAATAGAAATTCCAGAAGGGTATGTTGGAATAATTTTGCCAAGGAAAGAAAACTATATTAGGAATGGATTGCACGTATTTCAAGATATAATCTTACCTAAAGAAAAAAAAGAGTTGCTTATAATGGTAACTAATGGTAATATACCAAAAAGCCCCTATATGATGTCAGATAATGAAAGATTTTTAGGAGAAAGAACTAGGATAGATGTTTATGTTGGAGATAAGATAGCGAATATGATTCTAAGTCCTATAAATATTTATTTATTTGATGGAGGAGAAACTAATGTATAAATTTTTATTTTTAACTTTATTATTTTTATCATCTAATTCTTTTAGCCAAAGAGAAGAAGCTACAATAACAAGAACATTCGGTACAAACAGCGTATATCCAAGGCAATTTCCATCTATGACAATTAGGAAAATGAATGATAATGAATATTGGTTGTATGATAGTTTGGGTACGAATACAATTTTTCATCGAATTTTTCCTACTTACATAGTCAGAAAACAAAACACTTATACTTCTTCTCAACAATGGGGAGTTTATAGGACTACATCTACGAATAGCGTGTATCCAAGACAATTTCCCGATAGATATATATCAGATTTAGATTGTAGAAAAGATTCACTAGAAAATGGAGTTGATAAAAACCTGAGTAACAATCGCTATAGTTATAAAAATAGCGATTTTGATACGAAGCTCATTAATAATCCAGAAATTATTGAAAATGGATATACATATACAAGATCTTTAAGATCTGATAAAAAAGCCGCCTATTCAGCAGAAAGTCCAGAATGATCGAGGCATTTTTATTTTCTTTTTTTAATACCCTATTATTATTAGTATGGTTTAAAACCGATGCTTTTATTGAGTATTTTAAAAGTTTTCCACTTCTAAATAAAATCATTCATCAGCATGAAAAATCAACTATTGCTGGATTAAATACGGATTTCATAAATTTTTTAAGATTAAACTACAATTGTTTTTTTATTAGGCTGATTACCTGTCCATTTTGTTTAAATTTTTGGTTATCCATTGTTACTAGTTTTTTTGTAGGATATAAATTTTTTGCTTTAATTTATGTCTCAAGTTTGGTATACTATAAGATAGTAAATATATTATCAAAATATGAATGAAGAAATAGATAAAAACAAAGATATTCTTTTAATTGAACACCATTGGGAATTGGTTGTGATAATACATTCTTATAACCTTAAAGGAAACGATGGTCAGCTTCCAATTTATTGTGATATTTATCAAAAGGTTGGACAAAAACCAAATTGCCCTTGCAATAAAAATAATATTGCATTTTTAGATAATATCAAAGATAATCTTGATAAATTTCTTTTACCTGACGAAATTCTTAAAATAAAGAAAGAAGAGCAAGCAAAAATAATACATTTAAAAAAGAAAGATGGATCGATTTTAGAGTTTTAATATGAAAATACATATAGAAGACGGATTAGGATACGATGATATAGCATTGTTGCCAAACTTTTCTAATATTTCATCTAGAAAAGAAGTCAGCACGATCACGAAAATTTCGAAAAATAAGTATATAGATATCCCTATTATCCTTTCTCCAATGGATACAGTTTCATCTGTTAAACCATGCATTAAAATAAATCAGATTGGAGGTGCAGGAGTTCTTCACAGATTCATGACTCCAGAACAACAAGCTAAAAAAGCAAAATATATTAAAGATGAAAGTAATTTTTGCATTAATGCAATTGGACTAAAAGATTTTCAGACTAGACTACCAATTATATCTCAATATACAGACATATTCTTTTTGGATACAGCGAATGGATTATCACAAAATGTAGAAGATTTTCTGATATGGTACAAACAATCTAGCTATACTCAAGATATTATCGTTGGAAATACTTTAACAAAAGAAAGTGTTTATCGTTTAGCGAATTTAGAAGCAGATGGTTTTAGACACCTCATTGGTCCAGGAAGTATGTGTTTGACACAAATTAAAACAGGCATAGGTTGCCCAAGCGTAACAGGATTGTATTATGCTTGGAAAGCAGTAAGAAATTTTCAATTAGCAAATCTAGATTATTTTCGACATGAACATCCAAAAGAAGAGAACAGGCCAAGCATTTTAGCTGATGGAGGAATTAGAAATCCTAGAGATCTTGTAAAGGCTATTGCAAGCGGAGCAGATGGAGTTATCTGCGGTAGAATTTTTGCGGGTATCGCTGATGTTGTTGATGAGGAGAATATTATAGAAAAAGATGGGAAACTATTTGCCAAATATAGAGGCATGGCAAGTAAAGACGTAGTGGAAGATTACGAGCTTTACGATGGAACAAAAAAGAATCTTTTTGTCGAAGGGGATAGAACTTTAATTCCCTTATTAAAAGATAAAACTTTAGAAGATGTTGTTTATGATTTTGCAAATGGATTGAGAAGCGCCATGAGTTATCTTGGTTTTAGATCAATAGAAGAAATTAGAGGTGGAATTTGGACAAATAAAATAAAAGTAGTGAAAGTAAGTCCTAATAGTATGTATGAAAGTTTTGCTCACGGTAAATAAATATGATTGGTATAGATATATTTAATATAAATAGACTTAAAAATAAGTCTAAATCTTTCATAGAAAAAGTCTTCTCTCAAAGAGAAATCGCTGAGACAAAGGCTAATAATATTCATGAAAAATTAGCTGGAAAATGGGCTGCAAAAGAAGCAGCATATAAAGCTGGGATCTTAAAGATAAATAAAGAGATAGAAATATTAACGATTAATAAAAAGCCCTCAATATTAATAGATGGCAAAAATATAGATTGTATGATTTCTATTAGTCATGACGGAGACTATGCGACAGCAATAGTTTTTAAAAATGTTTAATTTTTTTAAAAAAATAAAATTACAAATCTAGCAATAGCAAAAAACTCTACAAACACAAATTCATTTCGACCTAATTTTATTGATCTGTAATGAAAACGGATATTTTAATATTTTCAGATGTTCACCTAGGATCTAAAAGTTGTAAAGCTGCCAAATTATTAAAAATACTTAAAAAAATTAAAGCAAATAAAATTATAATTGCAGGTGATCTTTTCGATCATCATAATTTGCGCAGACTAAATAAAGATCACTGGAAAGTTCTTTCAAAATTGAGGAAATTAAGTAAAAAATCAGAAATCATATATTTGATTGGAAATCATTGTTTTTTAAAAGCCGAGTTTATGAGTATTCTTTTGGGGTTTAAATGTAAAAATGATTATATTATACAATATAAAAATAATAAAATTTTAATTGTGCATGGAGATATATTTGATATATATTTTACTAAATATAAAATAATGACAAATATTATTATTAAATTATATTATTTTGTGAGAAAACATACCCCATTTGCAGATGATTTTTTTAGCATCTTTAAGGGTAAATCAAATTCTTTTATAGAAAAAAGCTCCAAAGTAAAGGAAAATGCTTTAGTATATATTGATAAGAATAATTTTAATCAAGTGATTTGTGGTCATACTCACGTTGCAGAAGTATCAAATGAATATATTAATTTAGGCAGTTTTTGTGAAGAAACTTGTAGTTATTTAACAATAGATAAAAAAGGCAATATTAAGCTTGATTTTTGTTAAAATCAAGGATAATATATAATTATGGATTCAATATTAAAGAAAACTAAAATAAACATCTTGAAAAAGATGATAGGAAAAAGAGTATTCATAGTCGTCAACTCTCTTCTAGACGAAGGCTATTGCGGAATCGTTAATAAGGTAATTGATCATGAAACATTATCTATTATTAATGAAAAAATAGAACAAAATGTAAGTATTTTTGATATTAGAAATCCTAATAGGATTTACGATTGCGAATAATGATAGAATATGTAGATGTTATATTTGGTATCTGTTGGGGCGATGAAGGAAAAGGTAAGATATCAAGCGCTTTAGCTAAAAACTATGATTATGTATGTCGTTGGAATGGTGGTCCAAATGCAGGGCATACAGTTTATTTAAATGGTAAAAAATATAAAACGCATATTATTCCTTCTGGTGTATTTCACAATAAAAAATCAATTATTGGGCCAAATTGCGTAATTAATATTGATAAATTTTTTGACGAAATAGAGTATTTACAAAAAGAAGGATTCGATACTTCTTTAATTAAAGTGAGTCCAAAGACGAATCTAATCACAGAAAGACACATAAGATATGATCTTAAATTTCTAAAACCCAGGTTAGGAACAACAGGTCAAGGAATAGCTCCCGCATATGGAGACAAGATGTTAAGGATTGGTAAATTAGCTAAAAATTATCTAGATAAAAAATACATTTGGGATGGTAAATTAGAAGGAAGCGTCTTGTGTGAGGGAGCGCAAAGTTTTTGGTTAGATATAAATTATGGAGACTATCCATATGTTACCAGTAGTGAAACATTACCTTATTCAGCCTGCTCTTTAGGATTTAGTCCCAAAAAAATAAAAGATATTATTGGGGTAGCTAAAATATATGATACCAAAAGTGGAGTAGATCCGCTTTTTCCAGAAAGTCTTTGGCAAGATGACGAGTTAAATAAATTGATAGACCTAGGAAAGGAATATGGAACAACAACTAATAGAAAAAGAATAACAAATTGGTTAAATCTTGCTAAACTAAAAGAAGCGATTATAATATCTGGAACCACTAAACTAATAATTAATAAATGCGATATTTTAGAACAGCTTAATATATTCAAACTTAAAACAGATAATGAAAATTCGGGACCTAATTTCATTAAATTTAATGACTTCGCTAATATGAAACAATATATTTTAAATGAATTAAAAGAATACTGTGACGTAGTATTTTCTGGACATAAAGAAAGTATTTGATATAATATTAATATGAAAACAGTAGATCCAGAACAAATTAAGACTTTAATTAGAAATGAACTTTTAAAAGATAAAAAAGGAATAGCTATCGAAGAGAATACTTCTTTAGAAGACCTTAATTTAGATTCATTCGCTTTATTATCAATAGCCTCGGAAATAGAAGATAAGTATAATATTTGGTTGATACAAAATGCCAAGCAGATAGAAGAAATGAAAACTAGTATGAAAGCTTTTGGAGAATTTATTGAGTTCTTGAATAAGAAAATTAACGATGAATCAAATTCGAAATCGAAATGAAATAAGGCCAAGGCTATATGTATTGGCTAAATTTTATGGAAAATCAGAAGATGATCAAAAGTTGAATCAATTAATAACTATTTATTTGGATAAAGTTATGACTACCCCAAAACCATCAGAAAATACTTCTCCGACAAAGAACCTTTTAGAATTATATTCTGAATTAGATATTGATCCTGATATTTTAGAAGATGGTTGGTGGAGATACAATTCTTATTATGTAGCTTATAATAGCGTATTTGGACATACTAAAAATGAATGGAAAAATTTAGTGGAATATATTATCCATGGCTAAAAAAAGAAAAATCAAACAACAGAAGTCCTTTAAAAGAAAGAAGTATTATATTCTTATCTCTAAAAAAGATAATTTCCAATATGGTGTTTTTCCATATAGCAAAGAAGGATTAAATCACGCTAAAAATTATCTCAATAAGATAACGACTAAGCCAGAACTATACAAAATCAAATCTAAATGATTAGTGTAAATAATATTATAAGCAATACAGAAGAAGCTCTATGTTTATGCTCAGAATTTACTAACCAATATGGAGTAAGTGTTCACGAAGATCATGTTATCGGCGCTTATGTTGATAGGAAATATTTTGATGAATTATGCAATATTTTAAATCATAAGGGCTTTTCACTTAGATATTTTGAAGTTCATGGAAAGCAAGTTTTAGTAGAGTTCGGACCAAAAATTAAAAAAAATGAGTAAAGAACAAGACTTAATCCAGAAAGCGTTGTTAGCAATTAGTTCTTCTTCCTTTTTGGAAGATCTAGCAAACAAAGAATTTTCTAAAATAGATAAATTAAATGATATGCCTTGGTCGCTAGAGACAGAAAAAGAAATTATAGAAACGACAAATAAAATTAAAGTCTTGGTACAAAAAGGCGAATTCGAATTGAATAATCTTTTTATTATAGAGAAAGAAATTAATGAATTTATAAAGAAGAATAAAAAACCCCGCAAGCCATAAGACCTGCGGGGTTTTGTATTTTTATCTAATCAGATATATACAGATTTTTAAAGATTTTACAGGATCTGAAGTGAATAAATATAAAGTAACAATGGTTTCTAGATATCCAGGGTCAAAATAACTTGACAATATATTTAATTATAGATAAAATTTAGATATGAAATATTTACTATCTTTAACTCTATACTATGTAGGCGATATTATTAGCAGGACTACTATGCAGTGGTTTAATGGGTTTGGCTATTCAATTTACAGCAAGTTAATGAATTGGAGCGTTGATTTAGATGAGAATCATAAAATTTGGAAACCTGTAAAAGTTGCTAAAGGAAAACCCAAGAAAAAATCAAGAAAAAAGTGATAACCTTAAAAGACATATCAAACCTTAAACTAAGTAAGAAACAAAGACGCAAATTATTAGCCAAAGGTAAATTAAGAGATACATTTGAAATATGGGTAGATCATCACAATCACAAACTTGAAATTATTAGGACTTGTAGTAGCTTATTGAGTGCAACGGTTTCTTCTTTAGTACTACTTAAAGTGTTTGGCATACTATGAATTGGATAAAAATATTAAATTTTATTGATGGTATTTTCCCGATAGAAGAAAAAGAACTTAAGTTGGGGACTTTGTATAAAATAAAAGGCGAAGAATTACCATTTAGATATATTCAATATAGCCATTTAAAAAATGCAGATAAAAAAACTTTTCACTTTAAACATCATCAATTAAAAGAATATATATTTAACGACTTAACAAAAATAGAAAGAGAAGCTACGCCCGAAGAAATTAGAGTTTATAACTTAATAAAAAATCACGTCAATAATATATCTAGACTATAATGAAAAAAATATATTATTCTTGGTTTTTAGGCTATCCAAAGACAAATAATCAAACAATTAATTATCCATGGTTTTACGAACTAAAAAAAGGAAGCCCAATGTCATCAGATTTTTTCTTACCGCTTACAAAATCTTTACTAAATTATGATAATAATTATGAACATTTTAAATGTCCAGCTTTTAAAGAATGGAATAAAAACACATGGATAGTAAATCAGCCGTTTGATATAACTTTTTCTTATGATAAAATGCATAAACTAATTAATCATGATCGAATTGGAGATCCACTAAAAGATTATTTTTTTGTTCATAGAAACGGTAAAGATACAATGCCAGAAGTTCAATTTGAGTATCAGATTTTCTTTTGGACGAAGGAAAAAAATGTATGGATAGAGCTTCATCATCATCCAAATTTATCTAGAATAAATCTAGAACTTATTCCAGGAACATTTTGCGTTTCAGAATGGAATAGACCAGTAAATTTTGCATTTAAAATATTAAAAACAGACGAAGATATAAGATTAAAAAGGGGCATGCCACTTTATTACATAAAATTTCAATCTAAATCGAATAATGATGAATTTGCATTAGAGCAAAAAGAAACTCCAGAGGATATGATAAAAAAAATAGAAAAAGATGTTTCTTTAAAAGAATATGCAAGATATGAATCTTGGAATTTAATGAAAAAAAGAATTGAGAACAACAATAAGAGTAATTGCCCATTTTTAAATCTTTTTAAGTCATGAAGGATAAAATTACTTTAACAATTATTAATGGCTCTATTGGAGGAAAAAATGGAAATACAGCATCATTGATAAAAAAAATCAGAAGAAAAATAAATAAAATAGATGCAAGTATTAAAGTTAAAATACTTCATTTACATAAAGACTTCTATTGGCCTAAAGTTAGGCATATAATTAAAGAAAGCGATGCGCTCATTTTTTGTACGGGAACTTATTGGGATAGTTGGGGATCTAATATGCAACAACTTTTTGAGAAGATGACAGAGATAGAAGGCAAAAAACATCTTCTTGGTAAACCAGCGGGGGTAATTGTTACCATGCATTCTGTAGGAGGTAAAGAAGTTGCATCTAGGATGCAAGGAGTTCTTTGTTCGATGGGCTGTGTTCTTCCTCCTTTTTCAGCCTTTGCGTATAGTTACGCAGATCATGTCGCGCATCAATCAAGATATATGGGCAAAAAATTACTAGACGATGTTTGGCATATCGAAGATCTACAAGCATTTCTTTCAAACATAATTAGTTATGCAAAAAATCAAAAAGATTGGAAGGTGTGGGATTATCTTGACACAGAAGCTTATAATCCCACATCAGTTTGGTTAAAATGATTTTGGTGCGATGGCTGAGTGGTCTAAAGCAGGAGTTTACTAAACTTTCGATGAGTAAAATCATCCGTGGGTTCGAATCCTACTCGCACCGAATATTTTAAAATGATAAAGGATAAAGAAGCTATAATAGACAGATTGACTCACTGGATGAAGAATGTTCTAGAAAAACCAAATAAAAATCTTGGAGGTTGGTCGCTTTGTCCATTTGCAAGAAAAGCTAGAATAAATAATCAAATTTATATTTCTTTTATTGATTGGATAAATATCGATGATGAGATTGATAAGTCTTTATTAAACCTAGAAAAAAAAGATGTTTGTGTCTTGCTTTTTGATCCAAAAGAATTAAATAATAATAAACTATTTGATTATATTTACAATAAAAATAAAGTATTAATGGAGAAAGACTATTTATTAATAATGGATCATCCAGATGAAAAAGAAGAGCTAAATGGAATATCTACTCATTTTCAACACGCAGGAATCGTCTTGGTTTTTAAATTGCACAAATTAAATTCTGCAACTAAATATTTAGAAGAAAAAGGATATTTTAAACATTGGCCAAAAGATAGAATAGAAGAAGGAATAAATTGGAGACTGAAATGATATTTACTAATTAAAAAACGCCAAATATATTTGACAAAATAAATATATATGCATATAATATAAGAACATGAATAAAATTAAAACATTATTACTAATTGCACTATTTTTCGCTTCTTTAAGCTTAGCTGATACTGGGACTCAAGATGAAACTACTCCAGTCGCAGATGGTTTTCTATCTGCTGGGGATTTAGTATTGGTTCGCCCCATATCTTCAGCAGTAACAATTGGTGCATTTGGTGTTTTCGCTGTAATTGCTCCATTTACTGAAATGGCAGGATGCACAGAAGAAACTTACGAAGGTCTTGTAGAAAGTGTTGGCAAGTTTTCTTTTGATCGTGATCTTGGCGATTTCAAAAAGTAATATTTGCTAACAAAAAAATCCCAAATATAAGGTCGTATTTGCTAACAGGATTTTTGCAAATAAAGCTATATTTGCTAACACCAAATCTTCAAATAAAGAGTCATATTTGTGAGCGAAAAAACACCAAATAAAGGAGCTGGTAAAGGTGATACGCCAAGAAATTGTTTCTCTCACAGATTTAAGCAAAACTTTGATAGCATAAACTGGGCAGAAGAAAAACAAAAGTCGTTGATTAAAAAAGAATTAAAAAAACAAAATGGTTCATCTACATATATTTACAAATAATTTTTATGCTCTTGACGATTGTTGTATTTTAGATTAAGATGTTAATATGAATCGAAAAGGCGTTTGCTGTATTGTATTATCTTTAGCAGAGCGAGATGAACCTATCAAGTTCAATACAATGACTTATACTCGGTTTGCGTCTATGAGTAGACAAGAAGCTATTTCTGCTCTATCTTCTAGAATATTAAACAATATGCTCACCACATATCACTATATAAAATATTGTGCTGACCATAATCATACATATAGACTTTCTTCTGATTTATTTCCTCTTATTACTTACGACAAAGCAAATGTTAAACTCGAATATTTACCAGATTATACCAGAATACTAGCATCATTTGATAGCATCAAAAAGCTAATACAATCTACTAATGTTCGTATCTCTTGTCATCCTAGCGAATTTAATGTTCTTGCTAGTGATAATGATAATGCAGTAGATAAAACAATCAAAGAATTGAATCACTATGGTTGGTTTATGACTCAAATTGGTTGTCCACTTAATTATGATGCACCTATAAATATGCACATACATAATGCAAAGGGCGATCTAAATGATATAGTAAAGAAGTTTATGAGCAACTTTGATAGGCTATCACAAGATGTAAAGTCTAGATTAGTTATAGAGAATGACGATAAAGATACTTGCTGGTCTATTAAGAAACTGATGAAACATTTTCATTCTGTATCTAATATTCCTATTACTTTTGATTATCTTCATCATAAATGTCATCCAGATAATCTATCAGAGGAACAAGCATTTCATCTTGCACGAATTACTTGGGGCAATCATACTCCATTATTTCATTACTCAGAAAGTATTGTTGGACATAAAAACCCACGCAAACACGCTGATTATGCTACTCGCTTGCCCGATACATACGGACACAATGTAGATGTAGATTTTGAATTAAAAATGAAAGAACAATCTTTTGCGAAGCTATGATAATTAATTTAACTAAAGAAGAAGTTTTTTTTGCTAAAAAGTTAGCCAAGAAAAGGCACAACGCTAAAAACACTTTTATTCGTAATCGTAGTATTCTTACGAAAAAAGGTTCAGTATATGACCCTCATATCATAGGATTGATTGGGGAAATGGCTTATGCTAAATTTATTGGCGAAAAAATAGATGAAACTATATATGCTGTGAGAGATAAAGGCCAAGACTTTCATAAAGTAGAAGTTAAGACTATCACATATTTTGGAGAAGGCGAGCCAGAATTAAAAATTAAACAGAAAGAATTTGAAACAAAACATCCCGAAACATATATTCTTGCGAGAGTAGATAACAAAAAATTATCATCAGTAGAACTTCTTGGCAAGATTTCTAGAGAAGAATTTAATAAAATTAAAGTAGCGAAAAGATATGGTAGATTTAACCCCGATAATTGGATTGTGGGATTAAACAAGATGGAAAAATTATGAGACTAAATGTGACGCACAATGATTTATTAAAGATCGTAAATAAACTTCCAGAAGATTATAAGCCTTTTGGCGATATAGAAAGATGGGCAAATCCAGAGGTGGAATATCCAGATTGCTCTATGGGATGCAAATACTTTATTCCATTAGAAGGACAATTAGGACAAGATTGGGGAGTTTGTTTAAATAAAAATAGTCATAGGTATGGATTATTAACTTTTGAGCATCAAGGATGCCAAAAATTTAAATTTGACAAAGAAAATAATTTAGAGTAATATACTAATATGGGCTTATTTAATTATGTTAAAGTAGAACAAGAGCTTCCTCTGGATGATACTCTAAAAACGCTAAATCATAATTGGCGTAACGAAGAAT